GTCATAGGAGTCCTTGTCTCCTACCCCCGTGATGGATGCATCATCAACATAGGCCGTCGTGTCCGTAGCATCGTAGTAAATCCTCGCCTGTACGTCCGTGGGGTTGTCGGCTATAGTCGCCTTCACTTCGAGAAGCCGCCACGTACTGTCGCCCGGGTGATAGACCTTTGTGCTCGACTCATGGTTGGTATGGTTCCCGTAAGTAGTCGTTGTACCGTCATGCAGTGCGATGCACAGTTGGTTCGCTGTGGAGGCCCATCCCCAGACCCGGAAGATGGGCGTCAATCCCGCCAGCCAAAGAAGATCGGCATTCTCCGCGCTGCTCTGGTAGATGTAGTCCGTAGCCGTAGACAGTGCGCAGGAGTACGTGCCGTCTCTGACCTTACCGGATGTGCTGGTCTGTGCAAGTGCCACGCTCCCCGCCTTGCTCCAGTTGCTCAGGGCCGACGAGCTGGACCATTCCTCAAATGACCCGTCTATCAGCCAGTCCCCATAGCGTAAGGATATGGAGTCAACGGCTACATACAGGTGCGGGTAAACGTCCTTGACGGCCCTGGCGATAGCCCGCTCCTTCTCCGTGGCCGAGAACAGCTTGTGTAGCTCATACGTCTTGCTGGACGTCACCTGTGCTGTAAATGCTCTGGTGACCGTAATGGTGCCCGTGGCCGTAGTAAGGGATGATACCCGCCTCTCTTCTTTGGTGAGGGAATCATCTGTTACCAAGACATAGGTAGGCCGTTGCCCGCCTGCCCCCGTGGCCACCTCATCGCTGGACCACTCCGTGAGGGCAGAGTCTATCAACGTGGTGCCGTCGGCGGCTCCATCATCGGTTGTGGTGCCCGCCCAGTAGTCACCCAAGTATTTGCTTAGCTCCTGCCGCAGACTTGCTAGACTTGTAGCCATATCAGGACCCCAAACAGACTGATTACCACAAGCATGAGGATGCAGGATGCAATGACGACCATCTTGGACCAGGCGAGGTTGCGCTCAATGCGCTCCAGCGTCAACCCCATATCCCTATCCCTGCTTGCGCTATCTTTCTTGCCATCCTCTATCGCCCCGAGGATTCCCGGGATTGTCTCGGTGTATTTCTTCATCAGACCGTCCTTATTCTGTCGGCCAGCCGGCCTACTGTGGTGCCGTTCCATTTGGTAACATTGGCCCCTACGGCCCCGCTATCGAGGTCGAGCTCTCTCGTGCCTGTACCATCCTTGATAGTCACCTTCGGGTATCCTGCCGTGTCAGGCGTCGCCACGCTCGTTCCGCTCCACTTCTTCACATCCGCATCAACACCCGTAGCGCTCACGGTCTCGGCGTCCACCTCAGCCTCTATCTGGAACGTATGCACGACGGCCCCGGTCACCCCGCCCACAGCCGCCGCGATCCTGACTGTGTAGCACTTGCCCTTCTCAAGGCCGTTCGCCGCCGTGAGTTGGACTCTCTCGGAGTAGAACCCCGTCGTGTTGGCGTCGTCCAGAAGGGCCATTGTGCCCGTCAGTATCGGCGTGTCCGTCTCATCCTCATATATCCGGTAGGCCGGAGCGGCATCGGCGTCCGTCTGTGCCCCCGTGCTCGGGTCGTGGGTGTTGACCGCAAAGGTCAAGTAGTCGTCAATCTTCCAGCTTCCCAGGTACATTTACCTCACCACCCGACCGCCGAAGATAGGACTCATGTACTCGCCGTCAGAGATAACAGGATGCGTGATCCCGCCCCCGTTGCCCGAGGGCGTGTAGGTGCAGTAGATGGAGAATACCCAATTTTCACTTAGGCTCCAACCAGCAGACGATGGCCACTCGGGGTAAGTCTCGTCCATGTCTATCTTTGCGGGATATTCCCCACCCTTATCACCGTATAACGCTGCGAAAGTCCCCTTGGCCCATGCTGCTAAGTAGTAGGTAATCCCACTTATAGTAGGGGGGTTACTAAAGTCGACATCGCGCCACGCGCCTGTCATATGAAGGTCTTCGTTCTCTTGAGTATGGTCCACCAGGGAGTCGTCGCTGGCTTTATAAAGCGCACACTGAAAGACGTCACTGAGGCCGCCGTGGCAGTATGCGCTCATTTGAGTTGCAGTACCATCGGCACCTGTGTAGCCGCCACCTGAAGCCCAAATCCAAAGAAAAGACTCCGAAGAGGCTCCCGCACTCTCATACCGCCTTGTCCAGGAAGCTCCAAGGAATATCCACGATGTAGTACCCGTTCACATCATCTATGGTCAGGTTGCCCCACACACTCGCGCCCGTAGCATCGGTAAGCCTCGGCCTGTAGATATGAAAGGCCTTCCCCGCCTTGTACTTCTCCGCCTCCTCCCTGCTCGAGTGCATATTCCCCTTTGCAGCATGGTAGACCGCATAGCTGCCTACCACATTCTCAGGGCATATACTCACGCCCCCCTCTTCCTCACACCACGTCGGATGATCGGGATGCAAAGCAGGCTGGTGGTAGAACACGAGCCCCTCTACCTCCATAGGCATGGCCAGGGTGAAGTACTCGTCGGACCGCATGAACGGCAGCATATTTCTCAGCCTTGTGGCCATGCTCTTGCCCGGCTTCTTCTTCAGGATGATGTTGACCTCAAACCCGCCTTCCTCACATTGGGTGAACACGTGCTCCTGCCCGTCAGGGCCGACTACATGCGCCTCCCTAGGGAGAAGGGGATGCATCCACACCTCAACGTTTTCATTGCTCCACCTAACCCTGTTTGCGCCCGCCTCTTGTAATGCACCATCTTCCGCGAACCACATTGATACGCTGCATTCCCCGCCCCACCGCTTCAACTTGACGTGGGGAATGAACACTTCGGCGGATGCATCCCCTATCTCTACTTCAGAGCCCCGCCTCTCATCTATCAAGCACTTGAAGGTTGTCGGTCCTATGGGCCCTATCATGCTAGGCTGCTACCACATTCCCATCCGAACTGACAGGCGTCCAGTAGCAGGTAAACTCGATTACCCCGCCCGTCACATTCGCCGTCCCGACTGTCAGGATGATATCGTTGCCATCAGTTATGATGAACTCCTTCAGTACACCAATGGCCTCAATCTCTGAGTCCGGAGTCGCATCGTGCCATATCTCCTTCGCGGTAAGCGCCTCCACAGTAAGGTCCGTCTGGGCGATGATCCCTGCCGTGCTGCCCGCTATACCCAGCTCGATCGTCGCATTGGCATCAAAGGTCAGATTCGTAGTGCAGACCGCTATGACCCGCACTATCACCTGCCCCGTAACGGTAAACACCGTGGCCGGGTTCCCGGTCCCATCGTGGTCGCCTATAGCGTTCTCGGTCCCGCCATCGAAGGTAATGGTCTTTGTCGCCCGCTTGTAGTTACCACCAGCGATCCGCTGGTGGTATGCATCCGGCTTCAGTATGGAGAGTCCCATTACAGTGTCACCCCCCTTCCCCTGATAATCACCTCCGATGTCTGCGTGGTCCCCGCCACTATCTTCACAAACCGCCACCCGCCAAGAGTCCACGTATCACTATATGACCCTGTAGTAGTCTCAGTGGTTACCCCATTTCCAAAGGCTTGATAGGTGCCACTAAGAGTCTCCGATACTTGAAGTTGCAAGGTGGTAGAGGTCAGACTGGGGAGGATTACCTGTAGATTCTCGTAGTGATCGCCGAGGTCTACCGCATTGCTCGTAGTGCCTGAAGCGGCAATCTTGAATACCAGCCAAGACCCGCCAATCTTCGGGGCCGTATATAGTCGCCCCTCGCTATCAGCGGTAATGTCTTTGGGGCCTTTGGGTGTCTTAACGCCTAATAGAGCCATACTCTCTCCTTATCAATGGCCTTTGGGGGAGTATCGCTACTCCCCCTTGGCTTTATTCAGTTGTAGGTACTAGGTGATCAGTTGGTTCGTCGGCAGTTCCACCCACTTGGCCTGAATGAAACCAGTACCGGCCTGCGCACCTGCGAATACCTGAAGCTGTGAAGCCCCTACCAAGACAGGCATGTAGCCAGCCATCTTGTGACTCCACACAAAGGTGCAGGGATAGGCTGGAGAGTCATCGTCAGCCGTAGCGGTCGTAAATGCCTTCTGAAGCCCAAACCGCCAGAACTCAACTACGTTCGTGGTCGTGTAGGTGGCATCAGCATCACTGGCACAACCTACCGTGCAGCTGGAGGCGGAAGGCGCATCACTCCGCATGTTCGTCGGGGTCACCGCCGTATCTGTTCCAGCCGATCCACCGGTCCCATAGGAAGCCATGCCCTCAAAGAGCTGGCTTGTCCCATAGGTCTCCATGTGTACCACAAGCTCCAGCAGCAGGATGGTAGTGTTGGCAGGTACGCTGATGTGCAGATCAGGCTCAGTGGTATCAATCGAACCCGCCCCGAACGTGATAGGGCTGGTGCCCGTACCGGCATTGGCACAAAACACATTGCCCCTCATCATTTGGGCCTGTACCCAATCACTCGTGAATAGCGCACCGTCCCTGGTGCCGGTCAGGCGATGGAATGCCCCATCCGAAGTAACGGCGTACCCCGTGCTGCTGGCAGGAACCAGGTTTAGGGCTATATCGTCAGCCATTTAGCTTCCTCCTTTGTAGCCAATTACAGCCCCAACTCCGAAGTGGTGAACTCCGCCCAGGTCATGTAGGCATAGCCTGTAGGAGCCGTGGTTGTACCATCAACCCACAGGATCAAAGATGACTCACCCTTCAGGATGACAATGTCGCCATCATCGACCATACTCCACCTGAAGTTCATTCTCTCCGTATCATTATCGGAGTAGGCATACGGGTACACGGCGCGCCAGAACTCCTGCATGTTGGTCAGGGCTGTGCAGTTGCCCGTATAGAGGCTGTAAACCTTGCACTTGCTGTTAGTCGAACCTACGGCTGTGCTGTTGGGCTTGGGCGTGACAGCGGTCGAAGTCCCGGCTCCGATGTTGTTCTGGCAGAAGCCAAGAATAGCTTCGCTAACCGTGCCTGCCATCGTCTCGAATGCCACCTCCACCTTGATGGGGATGGCCACCGTCCCGTTGGGCACACAAAGCGCCATCTGGGGCTGATCTTCGTCATAGGACGTCTTGGCGAAGTCGCTGGGGGAAGAGGCCGAACCCACGCTCGCCGTCCAAATCCTGCCCTCAATGGCCCACTGTATGAGGTCACGAGTTGTGACCGTGTTACCCATCAGGTCAAGGCGGATGTTTTTGTCTACCCCACTGCCGCTGACACTAGGGTACGAATAAGCTGTAGAACTCATCTATTTACCTTCTCCTTCTCTATGTATCTCTGTACTGCCAAAACGCAATGTAGTCCACGTTGATTTTCCTAGCGGCAGCCGCCCTTGTCTGTACACCCACCCACGGGCTCAGTTGGGTAGAAGCCGTTACGGCATCCATCAGCGTGGACTCGTAGAGTAACTCGTGGTCTGCGTTCAGCAGGTAAAACTTGGCAAAGGTGCCCTCTAAGGCAATCACGAGCGTCTGGTACGTACCGGCAGCCGGAGCGTGCAACTCGGGCTCTATCTTGGTGGCCGCACTGCCGTCCTTTACCCCGGCCATCTGCCAGTAGGCGGTGTCATTGGTATCGTAAATCCAGCACACACCGTCAGTGGCGTTAAAGGTCGGCGTGGCAAGGGCGTTCACTATACCTGCATTGGTAGTGGCGTCAGAGAAGCCAACCTCGATCTTGGTGTTGGCCACGGTGCTAACCCCCGAAAGCCTTACCGCCACGACCGAGTAGAGGTCCCCCTTGCAGGGCAACTCGGGCACGGAGAGAAAACAGTAGTCATTTGCAGTCGTGCCTACTGTGTCTATCTGGCAGACGCCATTAAGCTGGTCGGCCAGGATAGTCGCTGTGCCGCTGGCGTTTTGCTTGATCTCCAGGGTGCCGGGTGCCGTAGCATCGCCGGGCATCGTGTCGCCGCAGAAGTCGTAACACTTCTCCAGGCAGTCAAGCGAGAGCCGCTGCAGGAACCTGTAGGTTATGCTCTGCCCGCCGAACTCCTTCTTTAACTCGTTGCTAATCGGCAGGTGAATCAATCTCTCCATGATTCAACCCCCCTATTTGCCTTTAACCCATACGCCGTGATCGTTCCTCATCTCCTGTGTGCCAAACAGCTCGTAAGACACGATCTTTCGGGCAAGGTAGTCAATGTCATACTGCGACTCCGTGGTGGGGGCCAACTGTCTTACCAGGGCAAAGGCCGACTTGTGGAAGAGGGCATTGTCGTGCCCCGCGGCGTTTGTACCTTCCACGTTGCTGGACTTGTAGAAGTTCACGCCCAGGGCGCTGCCGAAGTAGCCCCTCTTCGCTTTTGCCGAAAGCTGCCCCACGGACTCCTTGTAGGAGTCCTTGACGAAGAAGTCCTGTTGTATGATGTTGCCCCACTCGGCGGGGCTGACAATAGCCACCCTGTCCTCATCGGGAGCGTTGGCATCATCAAGGTACTGCACTGCACGAATCCAGTTATTGACGGTCGTGCCTACAGTGAGGGTGCCTACATGGTTGTTCAGGTCGTCAACCAGTCCGGCCACCGTATCGTCGATCTGAAGGGCAAGGGCATAGCCCATCTTGGGGGCGAACATGGCCGCCTGGTCCTTGAGGGCCTGTACCATCGTCTCTTTCTCGACTGCGATAGCCGCATAGTAGTACTGGTCGATACTGATGTCTGTCTGCGAGTGAGATACCGTCTCATACTGAACAGCCGTGTTCTCACTCTTTTCCCTTGCCGATAGAAGCGGCAGGTCGTTTACGTGGATTACATCACCCTTCGTGAGCCCCTTCTCATACCTGGTATCACAGAACTGGGCAAACAGAAGGTTTGCCTCTCTGCTGTCCAGGATAATCGGGGACCATACCTCAGGGATGAAGTAGTCCTGGCTAGTGTTGTCTAGATACTCGCTTGTGCCAGTCGCCACTTATTTCCTTTCTCCTTATGGACTTATATCTCTATACCTCGCTTGGATTGCCTCTCTTACCTCCAGGGGAAGGTCAAACTCAAAGAACCCCTTCAGGTCCTCCAGGGGGGTTCGGGATATCTTCGTCACGAACACTTCCATGTCCTCTTCGGCGGTTGACTTCTTTCCCAGCGAGTCGGGAGTAACCCATCTCTTCAACAGGTCGATATACACTCCCTTTTCAATCTGCTCGTTCGGGGTCAGCGTTTCCCTCGGCTGAGACCTGTCATCACGTGTGTACACGTCCCCGCCGTTTCTCGCCACGGCCCCCGATCTTATCTCCCCCTTGGTGCCGTCAAGGCTGTTAAAGGCTTCCCTTATGACGCTTGCCGGCCCCTTGAGGGCGGATTTCTTAGTCTTTACTGACTGTTTCTTTGACTTGGTTTTCGTTGCCGTTCCCATTCGCTCCTGCTCCTTCGACTAACGGTTTGTCTATGGGTAATTTCTGAACCGCACCGCACCTGGGGCATATGACGGTATTCCCCCACCACCTACCTGGAATCCATAGCCAGTCTTTCGTGATGGAGTACCATTCGTAGCCCGTCTTGAGCTTGAGTACACCGTTCACCCTTTCCCCGTCACCCACCTCTTGGGCAATGCAGGTGTGACAGGGTCTCGCGGCTGTACCGCCGCACCAGATTCGACGGACTACTCTCGGCCTTCCCCGTTCTCTTGGTCCAAAGCGATACTGCTCAGGTATCTTCCCCACTTACTTGGCCCTTCCCAGCTTCTTCAGAAGCTCCTGGGGAGTCTTGGCTGTAGCCGCAGCCTTGCTAAAGTCACCCGGTTGGATGTCCTTAACAGCAGTTACAGGAGGGGTATCATCTACGGAGTGAATACCCAGTCGCTTCTCGTAATCGGCAAGCTTCTCTGCAAGGCTCTGGTCAACCTTTTTCTGGTAGGCGTCCCTGTCTATCTGCCTTGCAACCTTGAGTGCAGCCCTCCGCACAGCCGAGATGTTGGCTATCGGGTCTATGCCCTTGATGGCGTCCACAATCTCCTTGGAGTCAGGGTCTACGCCCATATCTTTGATTTCCTCTCGGATATCGGCGAGCTCCTGGCTCACCTTGGCCCGCAGTTCCTCTTCCTTCTTGCGATCAGCCTCAAGGCTCTCGTAGTAAGAGAGGCGGGACCTGCCCATTTCCTGGTCTATACGGGACTGCCAATCGGGATCGTCGATCTCCTGTCTCAGGCGTTCCAGCGCCTTCTCCGCCGCCTCAGCCCTGCGCTCCGCCTCTTGCTGTCTTTTCTTGATAGGCTGGAGCTCCTTGTCCTTCACGCTTTGAAAGTGGCGGCTGATCTCGTCGGTCTTAGAGGTCAACGCCTTTGCCACCGCTTCCTGTACCATCTTGTCCAAGTCGGGCTTGGCATCTTGGGTTGAAGCTTGCTCCGTCTCTTTGTCAGCGGACTTCTGCGATACGGTCTCTTCGTTGTCCTGCGAAACCGCACCAGTCTCTTCGGTATCCATAATCTCCTTTCCTTGCATTGAGTTTGGAAAAACAAAAAGGGCGAAGCCTTCACTCAAATGAGTTTCGACTTCGCCCTTCGGTCTTTCCGATCAGACGTAGTTTCTGCCTTACGCAGCGCTATTCAGTTGTTAAGGTGATCAGCCTATTGATTAAGCTGCTCGGACTCTTCCATGACTATGCGCACAGGCGTGCTGTCCGCAACATGTACCGTGATTTTACCATACGCCATACGGCGTATGGCTTGAAGTATCCTAGCTTCCCGTTTGTCAAGCTTTATACCATCAACGGTATATTCTGTCAAGCCCTCGGTCATAGCATCGGTCATAGCATTAGTAATAGAACATATCAAGCGCTGCCTGGACTTCGGGGCGCATCATCCGCATCATCTTCTTCCGGCGGGCGATGATGAGCCTGTTGCGTATGATTATCTGGGGCCAACCCTCCGGCAATCGCATTAGCGCCTGCCTCTCCTCCGCTGCGGTCCGGTACCGCCTCAATCCCTCGGCGGCAGCCCTAATGTCGGGCGAATACTGCGACCATACCTCATCTTCGATCTCCCAATAGGGCTTCAGTATCTCCCTGGCCTCACGGAGAGCCCTCATGGCGGGGGGCTCATCCTTGCCTATCGCAAGGCGTTCCTGAATATACTGGTAGACCTCAGGACCATACTTTTGCCGGATCGCCTGCCTGCGCCTTTCCGCCTCATCATACTGATACAGCCCAAACTCATCGGTCAGATCATCCGAGTAGAGCAGGTCGCAGTACTCAGCATAGGCGATATCTTCAAGGTGCATGTTGCTCTTATCAAGCGGGGCGTCAAAGAACTCCATCACCGACTTATAGCGGGGCTGGCTGTTGATGTGGTCCCGCATGGCCCTAGCCTGAGCGTATATCTCCCCGGACTTCTCCCTGAACTCCTTGAGCGTCATTTTCCCGGCCCGAACGGCTGCATCGGCCTTGCGCAACTCTGCAGCTGTAGAATCGTTTACCTGGGCCATCTCGTCCTTCCAGCTATACCAAGTCTGTTGCTTGACGCCGCCTGTAAGCGCAGCCCTCTCCTCGGCGTCCTTGGCAGCCTTGGCAAGGTCAGGGTACAGCTCCTCCAACTGCCGGCGCTGGAGCATGTTGAGGGACTCCCAACCCGCACCGAAGGTCTCCTTGGCATACTCTTCCCGCAACTGGTCCCTATGCTGCCAGTGCGTTTTCTCGTAAGCCCTAAGCCCCATGAGTTCAGGGGGGATAACCCCCGCCGTCAGGCTATCGCCCTCAAGGAGGCTGGAAGATAGCCAGAAGGGCACGCCGCGACGAAGCACCTCTTCCTTAAGAAACGTGGGTACGTTGTCGATTGGTTCGCCCAGAAACGTTCGCCCGCTGATAATATCCGTGGCTGCACCGGACAGCGGACTCAGCCTGCCGCGTACGAACTTGGCGAACGGGTTGTCCCGCCACATATCTATCTCACGGGGATTGATCTTCAGGAAATCCTCGGGACTTGTGAGTGCCGTCCCGGCCAAGTTCGCCATGAATTTCACCATCGCCAGCTGCCCCGAGCCTATGCCGACGTTCGTGTTGCCGACACGCACCGTCATAAAGCCACCCTTGGTCGGGTTCAGTTGGGGCTCCTGCCCCAGCGCCATGCAGGCGGCCACATATAGCCCCGTCGCCCCCGCGGCCATGCTACCTAGCGTCATGAGGGCCTCTTTGCGCATCATGCCTGGGGTAAGCGCATACTTCCAAAGGGCGAACAAGGAGCGTGTATAGCGGGGGGCGAAGGCTATGAAGGCGGCCTCCGCGGCCCTCTGCCCCGCTGGGATACCAAGAAGGCGGCTGTCCAGAGTGCCCGTCATGGCCCGCACGTAGCTGGCCACTTCCGAAGCCTTGACGGGGTCCAGAAGCCCATCCGCACCGACGGCGAGTTTGCGCAACGCCTTCCATGTTTCCACCTTCCCGACGGAAAGCGCACCGCTGAATGATGTCTCAAAGCGGCCAAGAGTAGGTATCTTTTGCAGTATGCCGCCTTCCCCGAGGGCTTCCACCATCTCCGCGGCCCGCGTGCCCACCTGAATGCCGTACTGGCTCATTTCCGAAATAACCTCACGGTTAGCGGCCTGCCATTGCTGGTACTTGATAGGGTGTATGAACATATCAAACTGAGCCTTGAAGGCCCTGGCCCAGGCTGCAGGATTCCTGAATGCCAGCGGGAGAAGATGTATTTGGGTAACGCCGAAGTCCATCGCGGACATCATCGTGCGTGATACGGCGACGCCCTTCTCCAACTTCTTCAGAAAGTCGGGTGCCATCTGCTCCCTAAACATCTGGTTTATGGCGTCACCGATCTCCGCCGGGTATATTTTGCTAGAGAAGCCGCCGCGTATCACCCTTGTTTCCCAACCCTCAGGCAGGGACGCTAGTTGCTTCTGGTACTGAAACTCCCGCGCCAGCGGCCCCAGCTCCTTCTTGGCCGCCTCCACCCTGCTCACAACGTCATCCCGAATACCCTTGAGGGCCTCTAACTGAGCCTTCCGGGCCTGACGCTCCGCTGCCCTAGCGGCCTTCTGTTGCTCCAGGGACATCTCCTTGATGGGTTTAAGCCGCGGCATCCGCCCTATCTGCCATTCACCGGCATTCTCGTAAATCTCCGTCAGCAACTTGAGTGACTGCTCGTTGCTGAGATTCATCTGCTTGATCGCAGATGTTATATCGGACAACTTTATCTCAGGAGTCACCCCTTTGCCCGCCAACCTCTTTGCCTGCGCCGCCTTCACGGCCTCCATGAAGTTGTCTTTGCTCATTCTGGTAACCTGTGCCGCCTCTTTCCCCATGCGCCCTACTGCCTCGACACCCTCTTTGCCGACCTGCTTCCATCCGGCTTCAGCGGTCGCCAGTCTGTCCCATGTCTCTTTGTTGATGGCCTTGAGAGCCCTGGAGAGCTTGGGGATGGGCATGGTGAGGGTCTCCCTCAGGCGTTTGGCTATGTCGGGCATTTCCCTCTCGATCATTGCCAGCGTGGCACCCGCCAGTTTCTTTTGCTGTACGGCATCCTGGACGGCCCGCTGTATCTTCTTCCCCTGGCTGACCTTGAGCCCCGCCGCTTTGGTTGCTTCCCGTAGCTCCTGGTCCATCCTCTCCAGCGGGGTCAGCTTGTAGCCTGCCGCCCTTGCCATAGCGTCCACATGCTCCTGCAACTCCTTCTCGGCTATCTCGAAGTGACTCTCCCTAAGCCATCGCTCCAACGACTCGGTCGGTGTATCGTAGATTACGCCGTGCCTCAGCCCTTCTTCCTGGGTCTTGTAGAACTGAGGCTTGTTTATCATCCGCCCCTTGAGTCGCGTGACTTCCTTCGCGCCCGGGGGTACGGGGGCACCTTCTGCAAGCGGGACTCTCTCCCCGCTGGGGAACTCCGCCATACGACGCCCTGCCGCAGATCGTGGAGCGTAGAGTTCATCCTCAAGTAGGCGGCCTGTACGCAGCCCCAATTCCTTTCGGATGCCCATCATCTCATCCTTTACCTTGTGGAAAAGCTCCACGTAAGCCTCTTGTGCTGGATCAAGTTTGTACCTTGACGGGTTTCGCAGAATATCGTTGATGGCAAGGCTTGCTCCGGGCTCCTTCGGTGTGACAAGGGTGGCCCTCATATCAGCGCCATAGCCGAACAGCTTGTGCGCTTCCATGGCCCTGAGCTCGGCTGTCGCGGCATTGGCCAGACTTTCCGCCTCCACCTTCTGATGCACATGTCCTATGAGCATCTTCTTCATGTCGGTATCGGCAAGTGCCGCCCTGTCTATGAGACCGGCGATCTTGCGCCCAGCGGGGTTCCTGGCGGCCCACTGAAGGGCGCGCTGCTCGACGTCCCGGGGGAACTCCGTCTGAAGGTGCTGAAGCAACGGCCTTTGCAGCTTGACATAATCCGCACCCTTTATCTCGGCCAGCTTCTCCGAGAAGGTGCTGATCTCCCTTCCCGCCATCGAGACTTCAGGTACTCCCCTTCGGGGCTTCATGCCCAGAAGTCCGGCTGTAGGTTTGACCGCCTTGAGCGTCTTGCCTACAGCCCTTGCGGGCAGCGTCTCCATCGCGGTTATGCCCTTACCTGCGGCTGTGACGCCCCTGCCCAATCCCTTGAGGCCGACCCCTCCAAGGGCCTTCCCGGCCAGCCCTACAGCGCCGCCTATGGGTATGAAGTAGACAGGGTTGGTAAGCTCAGTAATACCTTTGACGAACTTCGGGGATTGCCATGCTTCATACTCGGCCTTCTCCCGCTCCAGCCACCCCATGCCCTCTGTACCGGGAATGGAAGGGCTGAACGGTGCCGTGAGCGCCGCATACCAGGGCTTGCCCACCTTCTCCTCGATGAACTCCATCCCCTTTAGGGCGTGGCCCAGCACGGGTTTGTCATATGCCCATGCAAAGGGCTTTTGCCACCATGAGAGGTAGGGCTCCTCGGTTGGAGCAGCCCTACCCCCCTTACCTTCGCCTCCGGGGCGAAACTGCTCCATGTACTGCAGAAAATTGTCGGGCATCTAGCGCCTACTCAGTTGTCCGCCGTATCCACTGGGCGGACCGACTTTCCGTGTCTGCTTCCACCAATCCTCGAATGTGGTCCCGGAGGCGGGTGATTCCAGCCATCCTCGTACCTGCTGCTGCTCTCTGCCGCTGAGGCTTCCCCATTCACCCAAGGACGGCGTACCGGTTTTGTACGTAGCCGAAGGTGATAGCTCCCAGGCCGGTTGTCCGGGCTCCAATCCCTGAACCATTCCGGCAACCGCTTCGGGCACGTAGCCCGTGTACTGTCTTTGCTCCTTGGGGAGTGCGGCGTTAATCATGGCTACGGTATACCAGTTATAGGGATTCATCGCCCACTGCTGCTGTGCCATGAGATCCTGCATGGCCATACCCTGCTTCACCCATTCGCGCCGGTTGGGGTCCCAGACCCATTCCTTTCCCCATCCCGCAAGTTCGGTAGGCCGCGGCCCCCGCTCTATGGGGACGGGTATCCAAAACATGCCATCGCTCGATATCCCCCATTCATAGCCCTCAGGTGGAGGCTCAGCAGGCTTGGGGCCGGGGGATATCGTTGTTTGCTGCTCCTCTTCTTCGGCTTCCGGTTCCTCCCCCGCCTGATCCTTGGCCTTTGCCTCGGCGTAGTAATCCGTCAACTCCTGCGTAAGCTGGGCAGGCGTTTTCCCCTCTGTCTCGATACCTGCTAGACGGCAGGCCTCCAGAAGGTAACTCCAGTTCATAAGCCCTACGGTCTGTTTCGCCTCTTGCTCTATATCCTCCGGGCTCGGCATAGCACTCTCGTACAACTTCTGGAGTTGAGCGTTACTCAGCCACATCAGTTCGGTCCAACTCCAGTTGCCCGTCCTGTAGAGCTCATCAATCATCCCCTGGCGCTCTTCGGGGGAGAGGGATAATGCATCTTCCCGGCTCCAACTCCCTGCACCGGGCGCACCACTAGGGTCGGTTATCCTTGTATAAGCACCCCAGCCCATATCTAGACCTCCTCTGACTCCATCTCCTTGACTTCCTCAAAGAGTTTCTTGGCGAGAAACTCCTCCGCCTCCTCGTTCCCATAGGCCATATAAAGAGACCTATACTCCTGTGGCCCCCATGACTCATAGGGTCCGAGCAGCTTCTCAGGGTTGCCTATCTCCATCATGGGCTCCAGCCATTCCTCCACGACCTCATCCACAAGCTCAAACGTGGTCTCAAGTATGTCACTTACGATCCTGGTAATCTCAGTCTGCTTCAACGTTGCGCTCCTCTCGCACCCCCGCCGCCACGCCCCTGTGTGGCGGACCTGGGCTCCTGGCTTCTACCCGCCCGCAGGATGTTCTGCATTTCCTCGGGGCCGCCGGGCACCGCCCTATTCGGGATCGGGGTAGTCATCGGCCCCATCGGAGGCCGGCCCCCGCCGGGGGGAGGGGTTTCGGCGGGGCCGACAGGAGGGGGGGGCAACCCCGCCGCAATGCCTTCGGCGGCCAGCCTACGACCCATGATGTCACCGCCTTTGACGGCAAGGTATTGCTGTATGAGGTTCGCCAGCGCAGGCGAGTCCTCGATGCGTTCCTTGAGAATCTGCTTTCTCATCGCCTTGGCATCGACATCCGGCCTTCTCTGCCATATATACTCCCTGCTTATAAGCCCCGCCGCCTTCTGCCGTATCTGATCGTCGTGCTCCCTGTACTCATCTTCGGGGCTTCTATGCTGGAAGTTGACGGCGTAGTTGTACGGGCCCTTCATCTGCTCCTTTTTGATAACCCGATCGAAATTGTCCGTAGGGGTACAGGAGTATATCCGTATATCATCCGGGACCTTGCGCTCGAATACCTCCGCCGCCATCTCCAGTACCTTGGCTATGCGGTACTTGTATGCATCGGCGGCGTTTCTGAGCCTGGCCCCCGCTTGTCCATACATGAAGCGCCTGTCGGCTGCGCTCCGCACGCCCTCTTCGCTCGTTCCCCGCAGGGCGGGGGGGGCACCAAAATCCGCACACATGCCGCTGATAAACTGAAGAAGCTGCCCCGCCTCCGCCGGCGGCATCTTGCTCTCGTGCTCAATTATCTCAGCCCCCTGGGGAAGGAAGTTGACCTTGCCCAGACCGGTCTCTATGGTGGCATCACCCAGGTTTCTACCTTCCAGCCACGGCCAAATGTTTCTTGAGGTGAGGATGTCCATCTTGGAGAACAGGCGTGACTGTGCCACGAGCAAATCCCTGATGTGTCTCAGCATGCCGACATAGCGCATGCTCATGTCATTCCGGCAGGAGATATTGCCGAGCCCCGAGTTGATGACAACATACGGCAGGAAGCCATACCCGTGGGGGATAACCCTCCCCCTGCCGCCGCGCAGGACGGGCTCACCGTCAAACAGGTTGCAGTAGAAGTCCCTGTCACAGTAGAAGATGTGCTCCACATCTTCCTGTATCTCCTTGCCTTCGGGGTTGGACCAGTAGGGATATCGCTTCTTGACCTCCAGGCACACATTCTTGGTCTTTTCGATCACAAACGACGGTTCCCCGATGGAGGGATCGACCTTTATCCAATAGGGGCTGACGGCGCGTATATCTATAGGGTTTGCATGAAGTTTGTCCTGCTCATACTTCTGCATCTTCCCCATGCTTACCTCGCCGTCGCCCCCGACGCGGGGCTTCGTCGGCCAAGCGTCGGCGTTGTAGAGCACCCGGAAGGCCGTCAGGCCGTGCAGCCAGAAGTGCTTGCGCGAGACCATCCACGGGGCTATCTCCTGGTTGATATTGGTCATATAGACCAGCCCCGCGGCGAACAGCCGCCTGATCTCCGCCGCCTCTATCTCCGCCTCGGAGGGCTCCTTGCCCCGCTGTACCACCGAGGCGGTAATGGAGGCGTTTGTTATATCCGTATTGTCCACCCATGTGTCCACGATCATGCGCGGGGTGGGGAGAACCGTAGCCATATTGCGGAACTCGTCGGGAATCTGGAGCAGGTCCTTGATGTCCATCTCATAGAACCGCTCATCTTCCTCCAGTTGGCTGTGAAACCTGCTGTAGATGCTGTCCGTTTGAGCGTCCAGGTCCAGAATCTCGTCTATGCTGGGCTCGTAACTCTTCTTAGCCACTATTTATCTCCTGACCGGCTGTGATAACCTGAAATGCAGTGTATCTTTCGCCTTTCGAGGCGTCATTTTCTCCAAAACCTCGCCCTGTTTGGCCACACAGATGCCGACGGCGACGGGATAATCGTCGTTCTTACCTTCCTGGGCCTCGATTCTGCCGTTTTTAGCGGCGTTTCTGATGAGATACTCGAACTGTAGAAGGCCGTCATAGTTGAAAATGGTAATCTGACGGGTGTTGAAGGCTGGAATCAGAGCTCCGAACAGCTCCATCCGGCTCTCTTCGTCCGTATGCCAGCCCCTTTTGAGGTGTTTTATGTCCCGATAGCCGAAATTCTGGTATCCCATCTGCACGGCCTTGCTGATCACCACGGCCCCCCAGTTGTTGTCCTCCGGCCACCAGATGGGGTTCTGGTAGTATTTAAGCAGGGCCAGCGTATGCATGGCGAACTCGTCTGGGGGGAGCAGGTTGTGCATGATATCGGCCACCACAGCACCCGTGCGGACGTTCATAACAGCCGTCACAGAGTAGTCGAGCCCTACCCCGTGGGCGATATCGGATGCCGCCACATACAGGTTGCCTGTCTGATACTCCTGGTAAATATGACACACCCGGGGGTCGAGACCCTGCCTCACGACGTTGAGCGGGGCCTGACAGCACTTCTTCATGTCATCCACTACGGTCAGGTCCACGGCGGCAATCGTACGGGACGGCCTGAGAGCCTCTTCCTCACTGGCCGGGTAGTTCTGCTCCCTGTAGAGGTCCCTGGGCATGCCCTCCATGGCCTTCTCGGGCGTCGACCTCATCACCTCATCAAGCCATCCTTCGGACCTGCTGGGCCTTACATTCCACGGGAAGAACAAGGGGTAGAAATTGTTCCGGCCCTCTTTGGCATCCTTGTAGATGCTTTTCATTAGAGTCTCAGGCTTCCGTTTATCTACTGTGGAACACCCTATCCACTGGGCACCAGCTGCGTCAACCGTGGGTTTGGCGTTGTTCCAGTGATCTACGGCGTACGGGTGGTACTCCCACTCATCGGCGATGATTACGGAGGCCGTGTAGCTGATGCCGGCGCTCGGTGTGGAGGCGAAAGCCTTTATCTTAGATACCCTGTCGGGGAACTCCATCTCCGTGAGAGCGTCCTTGCCCAGTTTCAGGCGCAGCCAGTCGGGGAGCTGGTTATACATACGCCTGGCCTTACCCAAGAGCTCCATTGCCTCCTCTTCACCCTTGGAGAAGAGAAGGACCGTAGCGCCGTCATGGAAAAGGGCATACCAGAGTGCATAGGCGGCAAGGAGCCACGATATGCCTATCTGGCGGGCCTTGAGGATGACGATAAATCGCTTGTACTTGAGCGCCCATATGACATCGAGAAGATGCGGCCACAGCTCGAACTTGATGGTGCCGCCCTTGGTGGTTGTTGTGGATGTCTCTACGATATTGGCGAAGCGAAGAAGGAAGTAGACGAAGGAAGTCTCACATCCGACAAGCGCCTTGGTCCGATCCTCCGGGGTATCATAGGTCTCGTTTTCAGCCTCTTCCTTCAGTTTCTCGACGTACTCCAGGTTTACCCTGGGATTCTCCGGTGTCTGTGCCAATCGCCACCCCTTATTTCTTCTTGCGCCTGTGCTTCTTCCCGCCCTCTTCTACACCCGTAATAACCCCCTTATTCCGGGAGGCGTAGAATACCTCTTCCGCCCTCTTGCCATACTGCTTTCGCATGGCCTTCATGATCTTGCGGCCTTTCTTCGTAAGCGGACTCATGTCATACCCCTTCAACCACCGGTCGATGATAGAACCCCACGGAGGGCTTGGGCAGCCGGCCCTTTATGCTTACCCCATAAACATGGGCCAACACCTCCGCCTCTGCGTGAAAGTCTATGTCACCCCGGTCATACTTCAGTTTCACATCGACCCCCACTATCCACACGGATAGCCTCGCCTCAAACTTGACAGTCGCCAGTACCACCTTGAGAACACTAAGTACCTTGCTCAATCGAACCTCCTGTTTGTGCTGTTCCTGCACCGTGTGTAGTCGTGTAGCAAACGGAGGGAGTCCAACATGGGAAAGGACGCGGCCACGGAACACAGGGCACACAACCCCTGTCAGCGAACACCGTTATCCACCCTAGACCCCTACAACCATGACAGGCCTTCTCGGCGAAGTACTCGAGCACGTTCCCACTTCCCGAACATACTGGACATAACTCAGCGTGTGCCATTCTTTCCCCCTATCGTTGTTTTTCCAGGCATGCACTATGCCCCTTAACCCCCTGACGGGTAGAAGGAGCCGTCTTTTACCCCCAAAGGCCATCTTTCCCCTTGAAAATTAAACGGTAGGACCACGCCCGGACTCTCCCGCCGGCGGGTTGACCCGCTCTATCCGCAGCAGGGTGCCGTCATCGGCCCAATGAGACACATAGGTAGGTATTATCTCGCTCACCCTTTCATGAGCAGGAACCTTGGGGAGATCAGGGTGCTTTATCCATAACTCAAGATAATCCGGGTACTCATTCCCTGGACGTGCTACGACTTTCACTATTTCCCCACCATCAAACAGTAAGAACTGCAAGAGTAACTTGCTGTCTACCTTGATGATTGCCTCGTGCGGCCTCCCCGCCCCTTCAGTTTGCGTCTCGTTCACCTTCCCCCCTTCTCGTCGTTATGTAAAGTAGGGTAATTCCGGTTTAAGGTCACTGTGGGGGCATTGACCATAAAGCAATCCCCCGTCCGCCCAACCCACTTCCCGTTCCCAACCTGCCGGCTGCACCAGCCCGGCCACAGCCGGAGCCTTCCTCCGGCCCAGCTGGTGCCCCGGCCCCCACCCATGTCGTGCCTGGTGTCGCATAATGCATGTTTTGCGACCCCACCTAGTCACAATGGGTCCCCATCGGACACATTCTCGTGGTCCTCGTCAGGCGTGGCCTGGCTTTCATCGGGCCAGGAAGGAGCCGGCGCCTCCAGGAGCAGGGTCTCGTCCGATGCCAGAATGGTGCGACGGTGATCTAGAAGCGCGCTCGGTGACAGTTGAACCCTCAGCTGCGCCTCCACGTCTACGCCTTGTCTTGGTTTACCGTGGTTGTGCTCGTAGACGAACATGGCGGCGTTTTTGTCTCCAGCTGCAAGAGCCTGCTTGATGACGGAGACTGCGAGCTCGTCAAGGCGACGCATGGCGTTCTTGCCGCGATCGGTGAACGGAGATATCTTCTTCCTGCCGGTGCGAGCCGGTGTGGTCATTTACGAACAAGTCCAGGCTAATGTCTACTTGTCATAGCACAAGTAATCAAACCACCTTTCTACCACACCTGGTCCGGGTTGTCAAGCCTTTTCGTCCGAGAAAACTGTAATGTTTTCGTAATGCCCAGGGACTTGACAACAGAGTATGATATGATATGATAGCAGCATGAGTAAGCAGGAAGGGAGGGAGACAATGGAAACCATCACCATCGTTAATCCAACAACGCGCCGGGGCATCACGGTGTCAAGCTGGTACATCCAGCCCCGCGCAATGCTCGACGAGCTAAAGAGAGGTACGAGTTTGCGCGATATCAGCTTGCAATTGCTCAGTGAGCCCGAAAGTATCGAGAGGGTGCATGAAGAAGATGGGGACAGTGCCCACAACAACTGGGCGCTGAACATCTTTGAAAATGCGCTTGACTGGGGCCTCGGCCTGGCCGCTTTCTCTCTCATACGAGACACAATCAAAGCCTACAAAAGGCTGCCCAAACCCTTTCGGGTGGCTGCAAGTCGAAGTGGCGACATCTTTCTGCTCTTGCCCAGTGGCCACGTTCATCATTACCAGAAAGCAACCAAGCGATAGTCTAGCCCCTACTCTGGCCCTGCCGGGGCCAGGGATAGCGGCTGGAAGCCGCAGAGAAGGAGGGAAAATGAGAACGAGAGTTACAGCCAACGAAGTCCAAGCCAAAGCCCAGGAGTACCTGAACGCAGACCCGGCCGCCGAGTGGGCGGCTGAAGAAAAGGCCCGGCGCGATCGGGGTCTGTCTGAGTCTCAGATTGAGAAGGCCCGGCAACGGCACCTCAACGCCGTTGCTAGCGGGCGCGACCTGGCGAAGCAGGTCGCTAGTGTTAACCTGGCCCGCCCCCTGCCGATGGGGGCAAAAGAGTGGTTCCGCCGGGCCGCCGCAAGGTGGTTCGGGCTGGACGTAGAGGTCACGTTCCCTGATGTGACCCCCAGACTCGCTCCAGGCGAGTTCTGGATGAAGGACAGCGGGATCGAAATTCGATCCTGAGAAAGGAGAGAAAATGGAACATGAGGTTTACCTGGTGCTGGCGGAGACGCCACACGGCACGCGGTACTACCGCGTGACCGGAGACGAAAGGTTCGTGGACGCGGAAGACCGCGTCGCTGTCTACGGCCCCTACTTGCTCGGCGGAGCCGATGGCTACCCTACTGAGCAAGACCTACTCGAGAACGTCCAGGTGGTTGAGCCCAATCTGGACGTTGACGGGTGGCTGGCCGGGACCTGGTCACCACCCTGCAACGACTAGACGATCCGCGGGCCTGGGAGACCAGGCCCACTAGGATACTGCCGGTCGCGACCGCAAGGCGCAGAGGCCGGCGAAGGAGGAGACAATGTATACTAAATCCACAATCATGAATCGAACGCTCTGGCGCTGGAACCTGATGCGCCAGAGAGGGGTAATCCTAGGGGTCCGAAAGGACCACATGGGAGACCCCTCAGTAGATCTCCGCGACCTCGCGGAGGCTATCAGAGAACGGGAGGTCGTTCGTGACCCGAACGACGAGTCGTGGCACTTTGTCACGACCCGCCAAGAGGGAACATATCCCTTCTGCGTGAACGGGGACCGGAAACCTCCGTTCCCCATCAACGGGCAGGAACGACCGAGTGCAATCGACTGCATGATTGCACTCGACTGGGGGGAGATTTTCGTTGCCGATGTCTCCCCCGTCAGGTACCAAAACCTGACCCCCACGGGCTACGCCCAGTGGCTCGAACTCTGGGTGAGTACCGATTCACCCAAGCCTAGCGACTAACGATCCGCGGGGGCTCCGGCCCCCATTAGGATACGCCCCAGCAAACGGGGCGAAAGGAGGAAACACATGGATTACACAGGGCTAGAACTACACCTGGCAGTCCCGACCAACCCGGATGGTTGGGGCGACTCGGTCACAGAGGAGCAGGCGCTCACGTTTGCCGAACAGCTACGCGATGTGTACCTGGAGATATTTCCGCTCCTCTATCCGGGGGCATCCGTAGCTGTCAGGTTGGTTGACGAGACGTTCAGCCACAACAACCAAAGCTATGCCATCCAGCTTACCGATCCGGCCTCCTCGCCCGATCTCAGGGATGATGAGGACTGGATTTGGGACTGCTTCGTAGACTGCAACTACGAGGCAGAGCCGACCATTAGCGCCCTCAAGGCCAGGCTGGCCGAATGACCAAGGTACTAGACGTGCTGGCCTTGGCAGGGCTGGCATACGTAGCTGTAAACCTAGCGTCTAGTGCCGCACGTGATCTTAACCTTGCGTGGAGACTACAGGTGCATTCCCCCAGCATCTCAATCTTCACCGTCGCCCTAGTCACCGCGGCCGTCTGCCTGGCGGCCGAATACATAAAGGAACGGAGAAAATGACCGATGAGCGATAACAGCAACAAGCCCACATGCCCCGATTGCGGCCATCACATGCATAAGGCCGGGGGGGCATGGTCGGGACACCGCAAGGTTCAGCGCTACGCCTGCTCGCAGTGCGGGCGAATCTACGTGTCCCGAGAAGACTACGTCAAAAGCCGCTAGATAGGCAAGTGGCAATGGGGGCCGGCCCCCGGCCACCCTATTGCTCCGCCTGCGGCTTTAGCCTTTCTTGGCACGCCTCAGGGGGTGACGATCCCGCCATCGACCCCCAATCTATCTCAATCCCCATACCCCGCAGCACCTGATGCACCCCCTGGCCAAGGGCGTCAGCGGTTTCCTCGTCCAGTTTACCGTTCAGCCACACCGAAGCCACACAGTGTATCACCTCATGCCAGAATACCTCACTGCACTTGTGGTGATTAACCAAGGGCTGTAGGCGTATTGTGTAGGTTGTATGATTGACCTCACCAAACATCCCATCGTTGGCCAGCAGCTCGGGGGCCACCTCGACACTGTAGACCCGTGCGCCCACCTGTATCTGCGCAGGTGCAGGTATCATCCTCATTGCGACCCCCCGGTAGGGACCTCAACAACCCCCATCCTGCTCGCCCTGCTATAGACATTCACAAGCCCCTTATCGGGCTCGATCGTGAACACCGGGCAATCAACAGGCGTCGGGGAGTATGACTTCTGCTCACCGTAGCTCGCCTCCACGCCCTGCATGTAGGTCTCGAACCAGCAGCCGGTAATAGCCCCGCACTTATTCCTGTTCTCGATCCTCGGCGGATCACCCTTAGTCACATACAGGTAGGGCTTGTCCATGACCTTGATATCATGTATGTGCCCTTTGGCGTAGATATCACCGTCGAAACTATCAAAGCTCCGCTTCAGGTTCATGACCTTGCCACCCTCGGTCTGCGGACACCCCGAGCCATGCGTAAAATGGCCAAGAAACGTAGTCCGACTGCCCGCAGATCGACTGAAGATGAACCGGACGAAAGCCGAGTAGCCGAGATAGGGTACACCCAGGCGCTCGGTGAGGTTCACCATGAAATCGTAGTGGTTGAACTTGCGTATGGCTATCTCATGGTTGCCGGAGAGGAGCCCGACACATTTATCCCGGATGGGTTTGAATAGCGCCTCCACCCACTGGCACTGGTCCTCGGCCACATTGCTCGGCCTTACCCAGTCCGCAATGATGTGCCATTCCCACCTTGGGTCATGGGGCGTCACAAGGTCCGCATAGTCGCCCATGCCGATCCACAATGCATAGGGGTCCTTCTCTATGGCCCTGACGCGGGCCTTTATCTTGGCCTCAGCGCAGTAGATGGTGCCTCCGTGGATGTCTCCAAGAGGGTATAGTTTGTAGACATCGCTACGGGACCCATAGTCTACCCTGTAGAGTATCGCTTCCACCTAGGCCCACCCTCGATACTGCCGGGCAATCTCCAGGAGTTCCCGCCGTATTTGCTTCTGCCTCTCCTTCGTTTGGCCCCGTATCATCTCTTCCTGCATTTGGCGCTCTATGCCCCTCTCGATCCATAAGGCCCGCCGCAATCTGTAGCCCCGGGGACCCATATTAGTCAGCCTACCCATATTCACGAAACCTCTCCAGGGAAACCCCTACGTGTAAGGGTCCCAGCCCAAGCCACAGAGACGCCATCCCCCTACAGAGGTCAGCGGTCAGGCCAAGGACCCAGAAATCCGGCGACCAGTACCAGTCCAGCAAAAGTCTCATCTTACCTCCTTTGCCATCGTTTTTTGCAGCCCGCTGGGGCTCAAACCTCGCCTTCAACTCACTCCACCACCGTTCGCCACAAGACAGATCTCGGCTCCAATCCATACCACACCAAGCCACAACATCACTCGGCTCCAATGCAGTACATAACAATACATCACTCGGCTCCAATGCAGTACAACCCAGTGCATCACTCGGCAGCACTCGCCTACTTGCCGTCCACCTCCCCGAAGTTCACGACCTCATACTGCCCCCATTGCTGGCTTCGCTCCTGCCCCATCCCATGCACACCGCCGTACTCGAACAACGCCCGAAGCACATCCGCCTTGATCTCGCCATCATCAAGCACCTTCAGAAAGAACTTCATCCGTGGCTGCATCACGTAATCCACAAACTTCAGGCTTGATCGCGGCCCCTTGGGCGTCATGGCGTGTACCATCCGCAACTCGCGGCCATCAGGTTCCATCTTGTCTAGATACAGGCGCTCGGGAAACACATAGACCCTGTTCGCCACCTTGCTCTTCAGCGCCTTGATTTGCAGGGTCTTTTGCAGCACATTGGCGCAGTCCTTCAGGTGAGCCCGTACGCATCGACCCTCGTAGTACAGGCCCCCCTCATCCTTCTTGAACGTCGCCCAGCCCTTCTCACCCTCTTCAGCCTCAACTTCCTCCGCCACTTCCTCAGCCAAGTCACTCAACGTCTTCAGCACTTCGCCCGCACGCACCCGCCGCATACATTCGGCATCAGACGGGGTCCGGTGCTCAAGCATGGCCTCGATCTCCTGCGGGTCCTTCGGTGTGGAGGCCGCAAACGGCCCCGTGAACTGTAGCTCGACCACGTACTTCTTCCACACGAACTCACGCTCCTTTCCTTTCCCTGTTTTTATGTCAAGGTCAGGCGTCAATTTAGCATTGGTACGCGATGCTAAATGCGTTTTATGTCTAGTTGACGCCTAAACCGGCCCCAAAATCGGTGGTGGGTCTTATGGGATGATTTAGCATTGCTTATGTAAACCCCAGGCACGATTTAGCGGCTAAATGATGCTAATTTAGCGGCTAATTTAGCATAGTCCCCCCCTGTATATATATACAGGGGGCTAAATGCTAAATGGCTAAATGACACCTAGTTGCCTTCCTCCTCTCGGTTGGTGATGAGCCCCCACCGGTCCCCCTTCAACCTCAGGACCTCGCCCTTCCGCTTGAGCCGGGACAGGATGTTGGCTGTGTGGCCCTTTGGTAGGCCCGCCATATCGGCCAGCTCGCCACTTTCGATGGGGCCGTCCTGCGCCAGGTAGTGCCTCACCCTGTCTGTAGGTGAAAGCCTGTCTACGTACTCCAGGTTCATGGCAGGATCGTCCTTGAACACCCGCATCGTGCCCTCCCCAAATACCAGCCTTATCCCAATACCATGACACAGCTTCCCGAACGGCGGTGGTTTGTGGTGCCGGAGCCCGATGTGCAGCTCGTTGTCCTCTTGGCCTTGGGTCTTCGTGATCTCCCATATGTTGCGCGCCTTGGCCTCGAAGAACATGGAGCCGAACACCGTCTTCCTCCGGGTGTCCCGCTCCTTGGATGTGTGGGCCAGGATCAAGGCCGTGGTCTTGAGCTGTCGCAGAGCCGCATAGAACGTCAGCGCTGGGGTTGTCTCTTTGAGTTCCCCCCCTGCGGCCAGCCCGAGACTGTCAACGATTATCAACTCAGACCCCGTATCGAGAATGTGCCGTCTGATTTGATCTACGTCCTGTGAGAGGGGCAGCGCACAGTTACGGTAGTTCAGCATCAGGGGAGGAAGCCCCATACCCCTCTGCAAGGTGGTCATCTGCCACTGAATCGTCTCGTAGTCCGTCTCCCAGTCCAGGTACAGGCACCGCACCGGACGGTCCGGACATCTGAGGCCAAGAGGGTTGTCGGTCCAGGGCAGCTGCACTATTTGGGTCAGGATCAGGCTGATGGTGGACTTTGCCGTGCTCGGGTCGCCAAAGATGATGGTCGGGTAGTTTCTGATGATCAGGGGCTCAAGCAGGTACTCGGGCGGGCTGACGTTATCGCTGGTCCAGAGGTCGATGACTGGCTCGCCCTTGCGGAAACGCTCAAGCGTGTTGACACAGACCTGCTCGAGTATCTCCACCCAGTTCGCCTTGTAGGCTTCCGACAGGGACTTGGCCAAGCCCTTGCGGCTGGTCGTTGAACTGAAGTTGAACTGTGCTTGGTGAAGGTGCGGCGCGTAGCCGGGGGCCGAGGTTCGAATGATAACTTCGCCATGAACAGCCCCCTTGCTGTCACTACGCAGACGGGATACCTCAACGTGGACCTGCTCTTGCTCCCACTCGTAGACGTAACCCCCTACGCAGTCCGTGACGGTGGGAACGGTCAAAGCTCGACCCCGCCTTTCCTGCGCCCCCTGCGCATGGGCTTCGTGTCAATCCCGATGTAATGTGCCAGCTTGGCTATAGCGTGCGGTAGGTCTGTTCGCCCGAACCGGCAGACCGCATCAAGGACATCTCCGTGCTGGCCGCATTGAAAGCAGTGCCAGCGGGACTCTCTGACATAGATGACCCCTGAGGGGTGATTGTCTTGGTGCAGCGGGCAGCGAAACCTCATCTGGTCTCGGTTTGAGTAAAAGACATCCGTGTACCACTCAATGACATCCGCTACCGGTATAGCGGGCAGCGAAACCTCATCTGGTCTCGGTTTGAGTAAAAGACATCCGTGTACCACTCAATGACATCCGCTACCGGTATGCGCTCCTTGAGCGTCTGGATGATCTCAACATCGGCATTACGGCGAATGTCGTATTGAATTTGTTTGCGGCGGTCCAACTCCTTCAGGATGGCGTTGATACAGCAATACAGGTAGTAGAGCATCAGTTCGTGGTATTCGGTAGGACTGCCCGGATAGTCGGCAGGTGGAGGAGGGGGATCATCGATATAATCCCTTGCCGCCTGCAACTCGATGGCCATATCAGCCACAGTCGAGCCCCGGCGGTTAGCCGTCTGGGCCATATACCGCAGCAACTCCGTGGTAATTCGATTAGGCACTACCCGTCTCCTTGTCTATGGTCTCCTCCTTCGCCCGCCGGCTCGCCGCGGGGCGGAGGGTCTTCCCCACGGTGTCCGGCAGCGTGTTGCTACTTCAGGTTATGTGAAGTCCTCTGCACTGCGCAGGGCGTCATGCGCTATCCCCCAGATTTGGTCCAGCACATCCTCTGTCAGGTCTTGAGGGTGAGGTGCGGGCCCGGTGAGCTCTATGATTTGCTCTAGTGCCCCTACTAGGTCATCTACCAGGTCACACACACCATCAAGCTTCCCCTTGATTGCCCTGTCTGTTCTGGTCTCGATACGTTTCATGCCTTCCTCCTATTCAAAGACGAAACACTCTTGTGCCTCGTCTGCCTTGCCGCCTTCTCGGGATATCCACCAATTCCAGAAGTCCTCGAACGTAGCCCATCTTGCAACTGCCGGCCTGCCCCTCTCGTAGTATCGCCTTGCCGCCGCCCGCCATGCCGCGGCTATCTTGGGCCAGCGCGTTATTTCATACGCTGTTTGCTGGGCCGACCTCATCGGGCAGAGGACACACCCTAGTCGTGTGAACCCCTCGTCATACAGGCAACAGTAAGTAAGCCCTCGCTCCCTGATGTACTGCCATACGTCAGCGTCCTGCCAGTCGTAGATAGGGTGCAGGAATCGCTTGTTCTTGTCTGTACAAACCTCGACCATCTTGCGGGCCTTGCGCCTGGCGGACTCCGCCGCACGTATCCCGGTGAGCAAGAATCGCCCGTTACCGTGTGCCTCTTTCAAGTTGGCGCAACACCAGCGATTCTGACGGGTAGGCAGGGCATTGGTCTCAGTCAGCCGCCACATCGTTCGCTTGGGATGGTCGAACACCACTTCAGGGTGTTCCCGCTTTATGAACTGGACTAACTCAGGCGGGTCTACGCCTACAACTGAGTAATGAGCGTCATACCGCACGCCTGAGCGTTTGGCCAGGTCGAGGATCACGATGCTGTCCTTCCCGCCCGAGAAAGCGAGATAATAGCCCTCCAGCGGCTCGAACATTCGAATGCGCTCTATGCTCACTTCGTCTATTCCCCTGCCGTCTAGCGTTAATTGCATGCCTGCCCCCTCGTTGTCCAGGGCTTTGCAAATCTGGTGTCCAGGGCTTGGGTAGGGCTCACGCCTCAGGCACCTCGCTCACCCCGTGGAATATGTCCAGCCATGCCCGCTTAGCGACTGGCTGAGGCCAGGGGTCTATGCGCCCCGGAAGTGCAGGCTCGGGTAGGTACCAGCCATCCGTGCTTGCCATGAGATCCCTAGCCTCAGTGGCCAGCATGACGTTATCTGCCCACTTCACCAAGTCCCGGTCGTACGGCGCTCCAAAGCGCGCCAGTATCACGTCGAGAATGGCGTGCTCTATATCTGCCACGCCTGCCAGTTGGTGTTTGACTGGCCGGGATAGGTCGGCTATGTAAGCCTCTGCCGCGTCGTGAAGCAGTCCGCCAAGCTGTAATCGCGGGGGCAGCAATGCGGCCACCCTGACGCAATGCTCAGCTACGCTGTAGAACTGATGGCAGTGGCCATTGAAGCGACATATCATGCTCAGGGCATGACCGATATCCTCTGGCCTTATGTCTGACACCCTAGGGCGCAAGGGATAGAACTTTATCCCCGTGTATGTCTCAATCCATAGGGTTTCGCTGGTGATAGTCTCAGTCATAGCGTTGCCCCGTTCCGTGCCCCGTATGGCGATGCGATGTACGGTATCAAGATGCCTCCTTTATGGCCCTAATAATCTGGTAGGCTACCTGGGGCACGATGGCGTTCCCGAGTGCTCTAAGTCGGTCCACCCTTCGGGGTACCCCATGAGCCACTCGACAAACGTCGGGTTCAACGTCCCACCAATCGCCGTTTGCAGGTTCTCGCCACCCTGCCTGCCCTGGGTTCCCGGTCCTGTCGAGCATGTTGCGTGCGGAGTCGGAAACATCCTGACCGCCTGAATCAACTTCATCGCGTGCTTGTTCTTGCCCGTGTATTCCTTGCCCATCAGGTCCCCACACGTCGCATCGAACTGCGTCACTGTAGGCCACAATCCACACCCTGTCCCGTCTATGCGGGGCGTTGACGGCACAAGCTGGAACAATGGCCGCCCCGACTTCGTACCCCTGCCTCTCCACATCAGATAGCAGATCGTCGAAGCCCATTGAGAGGATTCCAGTAGGGTTTTCAAACAGCGCCCAACGGGGCTTGAGCTCACCAAGCACCCTGACAGTCTCCGGCCAGAGCCAGCGGTCGTCTTCCTTGCCTCTTCGCTTCCCGGCAACACTGGCTGGCTGGCAAGGTGGTCCTCCTGTAAGTAGGTCAACTGCTGCGATTCCCATTCTTCGTATTCGCTTGGCTGTAAACCCATGTATGTCCTCCACTATCGGCACGTTCGGCCAGTGTTTCCGTAGTACCTGTTGGCAGTATGGGTCACACTCACAGAAGCAGACTGTCTCATATCCTGCCCATTCAGCAGCAAGCGCGAAGCCGCCAATGCCCGAAAAGATGTCAATGTGGACCAGCCTCACGCTTTGCCCTCTCGCTCCTTGCACTTCAGCCGCCAGTGTGTCATTCAGGCACCTCCTGCCCGGCTAGGTAGACTTCAGGGCTCATCAACGCCTGCCAGACTCCAGGACAATCAACAGCGCAGATAGGTGTAAGGCCGCAATATTTGCAGGGCGGGTACTCATGGGTACAGGCCATGGCGTCAATGTCCTCAATCGTGCCCTCCAGGCCGCAGTATTGACACGCCCACCGATCATCTGCAATCCGGCTAAGCCAGTTATGCGGGTTCTTATCCGGGATATATGCAGGTTGACTATGCACTATCTCAGGCATCAGGCACCTCCTCGTATGTCGCCTCGAAGATGTCAGGTTTGCAGGCGTAGAATTCACCCTTTATGCCTTTGATGATCCAGTCACCTTTCGAAGCATGAAAGACGCCCTCAAGCGTCTCGATGCGCAGATCACCAACGCCATGCGCACCCAGGGCGTAAAACGCTGTCTGCATACCCTCAGCTTCCAGGTGCTGCAGGGTCTCGGCTTTGCCATCCCATTGGACGGCCCTAATCTCCACTGGTTTCTTGCGGAACCTCTTCATTTAAGCACCTCCTCCTTCAGACCCTCGGGGACCTCGAAGAACCCCAGCCTGCCGCGGTAGGGTATCGGCTTCTCGTACGCTATGGGGTCAGCCAGCACGAAGCCGTAGGGGCCGGTGAACCACGGGCTATCACTCTTTGTCACACAGTCTGTGATAGTGACTTCGCCCACGATGCAGCCCGGGAGGGGCGAGGTGCGCAGGTCTGGGAATGCCTGCATGATTCCGTCATGTATCTCTTGGTTATATGCCCTACACGAGAACACGAGCCAGTCCAGCCCTTGATGATCAAAGGTTTTCCCAGCATGAACGTAGACCCTCTGCTTCATGCCTTTAGGCAGGGGCCAGTGCCGATTCTCAATGTCCTTGTAGCCGTGGACAATCAGCCAACTCCACGGCTGCTTGATGCTAAGTGCCTTCATTCCTCAAGCTCCAAGACCCCACGACATAAGGCAAGCTGGTTGTATGGCTTTAGGCCGTACTCCTGGTCAAGGCGACCGCTAAGTTGGTCAAACCCGTCTGTCCCTATCGCTTGAAGCCACTGGCTACAGAGAGTGACAAGGGCATCAGCACAATGCTCCTTGTCTACAGCCGGGCAACCGGCACAACCGCTACCATCTGGCGTCTTGTTTGCCCGGCAGTATTCTTCTTGTTCTTTGAACTCGTGTAGCCTCATCCGCTCCCGCTCCCAAAGCCATCGCCGCAGCCGTCATAGCCACCACCAAAGCCGTCGCCGCAGTCGTCGCCGCAGCCAGAACCGTAGCCAGAGCCGCAGCCGCAGCCATCGCCGTAACAGTAGCCAGAGCCAGAGATGGAGCCACAGCCGTCGCCGTCATCGGACCAATAGCCGAAGCCGGAGCCGCAACCTACCTCTCCCATACTGGCACCGCCTGAATGGACCGCCGTGCCCGCTCGGTGCAGTAGAGGATTTCCCCGACGTCCAGCACCTCGACGCGGTTCACTGCGCACGGGAACTTGCAGTTCTCCGGGGCCTTGGTGCCGTCTACCGCAAGCTGGCTCAACGTGGCTGCCCCATCCCAGTACCAAATGCGCCGGGCCTCGCGTATGACCACCTCTCTGCCCTCGCGGCTCTCCAAGTAGCCTGCGAACACGCCGACGGACGGGGAACGGACGATGACATACGGCATCCCGTCCCTCTCCTCAGCAGGTGTGCGGAGCATGTCCTTGCGGATATACTCCACTCCATTGATAGTGATCTCTTTAGATTCTTTGGTCATCTGACCTCCTTTCCCATTGTTGCCTCGCCAGTCGGGGCGGGCTGCCCCGGTAGCTGTAGCCGCAACCGTAACTATCACCATCGCCCAAACTGGAGCCACAGCCATAACCGGAACCTAGGCCATTGAGGGAGCCAGAACCATCGCCAAAACCATACTGGCAATAAGAACCGAAACCATCGCCCAAACTAGCCCCCTGGCCCTGAGCACAACCAGAACCATCACCCCCGCCATGCTCGTAACCATAGCCATCACCATAGATTGCCTTTGCCATCAGTGTGTCCATGGTCCTCCTACTTGGCCCTGATCAGCCTGATTTCCAGCCCGTGCAGCTGCTTCACTCCTTCAAGACTGCCGTGTTAATCGTATCTCGATTCCAAAACGTTGCTTGGCCCAGATCATTTTTGTTCTGAAGTCCCTTGTGATTACGCCCTTGACGTCCTCCAGGATGAGTTTGCCCTTCTCGTAGTAGGCAAAATCAATTGTGATCGTGACCTTCGGTCTCCTGTTCAGCTCGTATGTCACCTGGTATACGAGCCCCTGTATCTCTCCTGCGCGGGCAAGTAGTTCAAGCTCCTCGCCCCTTCTAGCCTCCGCCTTCGAGTCGAAATATCTCTGGGCCAGTTCGGACCACGTGCGTTGTGCATGATATTTATTTGCCACGATTCTCCATCGTACTATGCCAGGCATGATCAAACGCCGCAGCCGCTAAGGCAGGGCTATCGCCAAAACCAGTAACCCCCTCTATGAGGCCCACTCCATAGAGGGCGCACCATTTGTTCCCATCAGGGAATATACGTGGCCTAAGAAGCACGTACGGCCACGTCCACCCAACTTGTATGACCTGAATGGCTTTTAGTGCATGCATCCTGAGGAATCCGCTGGGAGAGAGGTTTTGGCATTGAACTCTAATTCCCTCTCCACCCACGTGTAACTGTCATCAACCGCAGGTAGAATGATTAGAGTGCGACCGTCCTTTAATAGGATGAATCCCCGCTGTGTGCCATGACCCGAACATGAACCCCAGGTTGGCACACCTCCAAGGTTGAGTGCATTTACAAGATCACGTATCTCCATATCAATCTCCTCCTGCTTATACACACACTCCTCCTTGCGCTCACAGTCATACACCTTGAACAGTTCTGGCGCGTCCATCTAGCCTCCCATCTCCAGCAGTTCGGACCACGTGCGGCGGGCGTTGAACTTGTTACCCGTCCTCATGGGCCTCCAGCAACTCGGGGTGCTCGCAGACGTTGCCGATTACCTCCTTGTCGCAAACATCATGCAGCGCTATGAATGGAAAAGGTTCCCCTTCCATGTTTAACCAAAAACAGCCAATCTGAAACACCACGTAGCCCATGATGTTTTCAGCTGATTCCTCGGTGTATCTCTGGCCTCGAACGATGTCCCCCTCATAGATGTCCTTGTCGTTCCTGTCCTTGAGGCCGGTGTACTGCATAAGTACAATGTCGCTTGCCCGTCTTGGGCTAAGCATGTCGGGCTCGTTGTAACCTACCTGCCAGAACAAGTGTCCACCTAAGCCAAGCCACAGATTGTCGAGGCCCCAGCGCATCCTGGCCTCCAGCTTGTCCCAGGCCCTGAACTTAACCTCTCTCTGCATCCAGCCCCCCTGTAGCGCTCTGGCATTCCGTTTCCAACATCTTCGCCAGTTTCAAGGCGGCAGCGGCTATAGCGGCGGATACGAGTTCCGCATCAGCTATATATTCTTGTAGCTGCGATCCTAGCAACTTGGATATGGTAGCCCTAGCCCAATCAGCCTTGGTATCTACACGAACGTGATAGCCCATCGCCAACAGTTGGTGCCATAGTTCTATGCAGTCGGGCCAGTTCTCCGCGGGGTTCCATTTCTCCACGAACGCTCCTATACACCCTTGTTCATCGTGCCATTCGTTGGGGTGGTCGGTGCCCCGATGCCACTCCATGATTCTGGTGGCGATGAGGTCGATGTCAGATTGGTTCATGACTGCGCCTTCCCCGTCCTCTCGACGGGGTACCTCGATTCCCTGTTTTCCCAGCCATGCGGCCAGGGCGTTATTACAATCTGCCTTTGCTTCTGCACGGCTGATGCCGTACTTCCGCGCTATTGCCCCAGAATGAAGGTCATAGTGGTCCTTGCAGAATTGCCAGCACGCCCGGCACGCCTTCTCTGCCGCTGCATCAGCCACAGCCTTAGGCCAGTCAGGATCAAGGACTTTGTCCGCGTAGATATCCCAAGCCTCGTCGCTACTTAGCTTCACGCCCGGTCTTGAAACACTCATCTTTTCTATCCCCCTAACACCTCAATAATCACCAGCCAGCCCATGGCGGCCAGCACCACAAGCTCAGCGCGCAGGACAATCTCCTCCAGTCGGGTCATTGCGGCCACCTCATCAGGCCGCAGCACATATGGACCGGCCCCAGACCGACTGCCAGGTGCACCATGTCCCGGCTAACGTCCAGGTATACGCCGAAATGCCACCACCTAGGCCGCCAGTTGAAGTCAGCGTATGGGATTATCCCTCTGATTCTCATCATGACCCTTCCTACAGTGCTTTCCGGGCTATCTCAATCATGCTGTCCAGCCGACATACGTACGTAACAATCATGTGTTCTAGGTTGCCAGCCGGATCGGGATGCCCCCGTCTAGCCCTGGCAATCTTCTCCAGGGCCGCCTTGTGGCGGTCACGCTCAGCTTTAAGCACCTCTATCAACCGAGCATTCCGGGCATTCTCAGACCGCAACTTAACCAGTTCAGAGCTATAGGTACAGGCCTCGATCATTTCACCTCCACTTCCCGCCAGTCCGCTACGCCCAGCACTTCCTGCTTTCCGGCGACCCGCGCCCACGAGAAGCACTTCTCCAGCGCGGCCTCAGTGTCGCCCTGGTACTCGCCGGGCACCCTGACCTCCAGTGCTCGGCAGACAAGGCTCGTGCTGCCAAGCCCCATCTTGGCTGCCACGCGCATCAGGCGGCTCCAGTCAACACCCACGGATTGCTCCACACCACCCTGCGCCGCCTGGCTGTCAACCGCCATCTCATCCGGGATCAGATCGTCCGGCCTTTCAATGTCAGGCGTCGGCAAGAGGAACTTGCCGGGCGGCAACTGCTGCAGCTGCTTAATGATGTCGGTCAGCGTGTAGGGTGCATGCAAGTTGATCACATAGACGGTCTTCTTCATGCCGTCCGGGCTGACCTCGATGGGCTCGACCTTGAGCTGCAGCGGAATCATGCTGATGCGGCCTAAGGCGGACTTAATCAGGGTGATGGCAGAGTTGATGTTGCGAATCGAGTTCCAGCTTGATGTGTCCAGTTGCCACACACCCAGTCCGGGCACGTCGGGCAGCATAAACTGCAGGTTCATGATCGCTCGGCAGCCCTTCTTTTCGTACAATGGGCAGGTGTCGGGATCGCAGGTGACTTCCCTCAGTTCCGTCTCTTTGCTCTCTCTCGTGGCAATCTCCCCCGTCCGGCTGTCCACCAGGGCATTAGCCGTCCTGCCGTCCCCCTTACACACCAGCCCGCGGGTCTGTGAGTAAGCCCGGTAGTACTGGCTTGCCCACTGCTCCGGCTCCTCAGTCGGAAACATGATCGGCAGCTCTTTGGGCTTCTCACCATGTACCGCCTGGACCTCGGGCGGGCAAACGAAATAGTTGACAGCTTTCGGGTACGGGCTCTTGTCGCCCTGGACCTTGACGCCGAGGCGGATTTTGCCCAGGCGCGGCAGCCTGACTCTGTCGGTTACTCCTTCAATCGGACTCATTGCTTCTCCCTCCTTTACGGCCTGCACAGCCGCCAATACCCGCATCCTGCAGGTGAGCAGTGCCACCCACACGGATTCGGCGGCGCTATGCCGGTCTGCATTTGCCTCCAGACGCCCTGCACCATGTCCAGCCACCAGGCGATGTCCGCCTGCGTGCGGCGGGTGCGTATCTCAGCCAGTTTGGGCGTCTTGTTCTTAACGGCTGCATGTATGGCGAAGTCTATGTCACGCTGTAGCAAGAATGCGTAGGCTGTAGCCTGTATATCCTGGTCCACGTCCGCCTGCGTGGGTGTGCGTGCTACGGTCTTGTGGTCCACGACCAGGTCGTCCAGGCAGACCAGGTCCACTATGCCCACGAAGTCCAGGTCCTGGCCGTCCAGCGGCAGCACGAGCTTCTCCTCGACGAGGAACGGCTGGACCTCAGGGGCCTTCTGCTCCCTGTACATCTTGGTGAGCCTTACCCCCTCGTCCTTGAGCCTGCCGGGGTCGTCACCTTCCCAGTCCACCTCGGGCTCGCTGGCCAGCTTTGCGGCCCAGGTGTCGCTGAAGTAGTCCAAGATGTCAGGGACGGGCATGTCTTCATGGGTATCTAGCTTATGCGTGAAGTTCCGGGCCAGGGCCTCGTGGTAGCATGAGCCCTGGATCATGGCCCCCGCCGGGGGGATTTTGAGTCCCTTCCAGTAGCGGAACTCATACTGGCGGGGGCATCGCAGCCACATGTTCAGCTGCGTATGAGACAGGTGCGGTCGTTTCTGCTCGCTCATCTGACCTTCTTGATCGGCGAGACGTTGTGTCCGCCGAACTGGGCCATGATGTGCGCGGCACACTTGAGGTAGCCCTCGGTGTCGTCCACAAGCACGTTCGGGCCAAGGACAATAGTGAAGACCATCTCCCGAACGTCGGCTGGCGGCACGTCATTATCGATAATCATCCCCTCATTGGGGCCAAACTGCGGCAGCTTAATGAACATCCACGGCCTCCTCTTCCAGCACTTCCTCTACGATCTTCATGCGGCGGGCAACTATGACGGGGTGAAGATCGTATACCCACTGGTCCTTCTTAACCCAAACAAGACCGAGTGACTGCCACCCGCTGGCTACCACGTCTTGGTAATGGACACGCGCCACAACGACTGAGCCGATCTCTACACATGGTCGTATCGCGCCTGCCCAGGCCATAGCGTCCTTGTGGTTCGCAAAGATGTGGTAACCCGCCATGTAGCCCAGCGCCCATGTTGTGTTGGGGATGTCACACGGTCGGCTGGGCAATATATTGCCTGTCTGCCAATCCTCGTACCATTGCCCCTGCTGGTAGGAGTTTTTAAGGTAGTAAATCCCCTCGTACAGCCCGTCTTCTACCTTCACAAACACCTTCCAGCCCACGCCGTACTCGCCTTCATACTGCCGCGGGGTCTCGTCTACGATGTCTAAGCACATGGCTGGCCCTCCTCCCTCGCCAGTTCGCGCTCCCGGCGCTCCTTGGCCACGTTGTCCGCGTCCATGTCCCGCGTTGTCCGCGTCCATGTCCCGCAGTTCTTGCTCGCTTGGCTTCTCGCCGCACACGAGGCAGCGGGCGTCCCGGTGCATGCCGTCTGGGTAGATGCACTCATAGTCCTCGCAAAAGTTGATTTTGCGGGCGAGTTCAATGATTGGCTCAAAGCTTTCAATAATACGATCCCGCTCTGCTTTGTCCACCTCCAACTCTTTCAACCGGGCTTCGTCTCTTTCCAGCATAGCAATAGTCTGCTTTAGGAAAGACCGGTAGTGCCCGGCCAAGCCGGCATAGTGCAAAGCGATGGCATCTTTGCCGTCGGCCTCGTCTCTCTTGTACTGAGCCGCGATTTCGAGTTCGCCCCTAAGCAGGTACTCCTTGAGTTCGTGCACGTTCTTGTAAGTCATCATCCCTCCTTACTTCTTGTTCCAGGGCGCAATGATCACACAGGCATCTTTCGCCAATGTAATGTGCCTTCCTCTCGTGGTGCTTGGGTCCGATGAGAATGGTGCACCTGTCGCACCGCAAATGTGCCTTCTCCGCCTGTTTCAATCTGGCTTCGGAACGCTTCAGCTCGACACTCTTCGGCAAAGTTATCTTGTTCATTCCCTGTCTCCACCATGAACGGAGTATCTCGCCGGCGATATAGGTGGTTTCTCTGTGTTCTCTCAAGAGGTTGGAAGCGCTGACCCTTGCCTCGTCCCATTCGTCACACAGGGAGCACCCCAACTTCGGGACCTTCTTGCCACTTACCCCGAGCAGGACGTCGATGTTGCAACTAACGTTATTTTTTGACATGGTTCTCCCCTTGCTCTCCGAAGTAGTATCAGCCTGTTATATCTGGTGTGGTCCTGGCCCGGCCCCCGTCTTGTTCAATAGGAGTGCCCGTCTCCTTTCCTCGTCTTTTTTGAGACTCTCAAGGGCACGGACCAGGGCCACATCCCATCGTGGCCTTCCCCGCTTACGTTGAGGTGGTTCCGGATTTTGCATGGGCACGCTTACTGCCCATCCTGGAGGCGTTTGTGGAGGGTCTCTATAGCCTGGCTTACTAGGTCAAGGGGCTCCCTGAAGAGGAAGTAGAAGTCAACCGCCTCCCTGGCAACCTGAGAGACCGAGACGAATCTTCCCGTCTGGTCGTGAAGGTAGTCTGCGTATTGCCCTAGTTCCTCTATTTGCGCAGCCGTTAACGCCACCGTGATGGGTTTAACGCCTCCGCCGTCTAGTTTCTTTCGCATCGGCCCTCCTGTTACATTGCAATTTAAGGAATTATGAGAATTACGAAACTCTTATACCATCGCCTTTATGAACTGTCAATAGATTAGGTATGTCTCCCCCGAAAACCGTAACTCCCATTGTAAACTTATTAAGGCGCTTAAGACGAAGAATAACCGGGACGGTAGTTCCCTGTTGACAGTAAAACCCAAACATATTAAGATTTAGGGGAAAACGCATACTGGGGGGTAGATGGAAGGCAAACTCACGAATGAACAAAAACTTGCCCAGCGAAAGCGGATAGCGCAGAGGGTGGCGGAGAGAATACGTGGAGAATTGGACCGCCAGATGATGATTCAGGCGGAGTTGGCGCGGCGCACTGGCTTGCCGAGTATGACCATCAGCAATGTGGTGAAAGGAAGCAGCCTGCCGGAACTGGACACGCTGTTGCGTATCGCCAGGGTGCTCGGGCGGAGCTTGGACTTCCTGTGTTGGGAGAACGGCGAATCCTCAGAGGGCTGCCCGAACGGCCACATACCATACGACATTACAGAGTTTTTCCTCTACACCTGGGCCAAGCTGTCGCCAGAAAAGAAAGAGGCCGTAAGGATTATGTTGCGATCCTTAAACTAGGTGGTACGCCGAAGTCTTTTGTCAGGAAGGAGGGCGGGGCTCCTATTATTTTTGGCGGTATGTCCTGATAAGACTGGGGTCAGTGGTTCGAGTCCACTATCGCCCACCATTTTGTAAAATTAGGAGTGCCCGAATATGAAAACATGGTTGTATATGCTAGTCCAAACAAGGCCCCACAGTGGAGGTCCTACCTAGCTGGAACCCAGTCTAAACAGCCTAGTATCGATAGACAAATCGCATACCTCCTATTGGCCTATACATCAGAAGGGAGGGCAACAGGCACGCTCTCCAATATGCGGGGGGTTCTGGGAAACTTCCGGGATTTCTTGGAGAGGGAAGGTCTGCCCTTTGAGGTCAGGGAGATTGAGCCTGCTCACATCAGGGCATGGCTGCTATCTCTTAAGCAGAGGGGCTTGGCGGTTAGCACGCAGGAGAAGTTCTACCGGGGCTTGCACCGGTTTTTCCAGTGGCTTATTGAGGAAGGCGCGATAGAGGCGAGCCCCATGCAGCACGTGAAGCGCCCCCCACTTCCTCGGCCTATCGTACCCATCCTGTCTCATGAGCATATCGACAGACTACTTGGCTTGTGCCCCGTCAACACCTTTCTGGGAGCCCGCAACAGGGCCATTATCCTCATGTTCTATGGTACGGGCATGAGGCTGGCGGAGTTGAGTAATCTCAGGATGGGGAACCTTGATCTCACAAATCACGAGGTTCTTGTCTGGCGCAAGAACAACAAGCAGCAGAGGTTGTATCTGTCGCCAGTAGTCTGCCGAGCCCTGATAAGCTACCTCAAGTTTGATCGGCCAGAAACGGACTATCTATGGCTAAGTGAGGAAAGGCGACCGTTGACGAGAGAGGGCGTCAAGATTGCCATAGAGAGGTTGAAGGAGCGGGCCGGGATTACGGATATTCGGTGCTCTGCACATACGTTAAGGCATACGTTTGCGACTGACTTCCTGCGAAGTGGAGGCAGTCTGAGATACCTACAGGAGATACTTGGTCATAGCAGCATGAGAACCACGGAGAGGTATCTGACTACCATCAACCAGGAGGACGGCATGAGGGCACATAGGATACACGACCCGCTATTGCGGTTAAAGGAGAAGAGTTCAGCGGAACGGTGGAGAACGTTTGGTCGGCAGGCCTCCACTTAGGCTGGACCGAACCATATCGGGGTATACGCCCAGGGCTGGCCATCGATGGTTGCCATTGAGTAGACGAGGGCGTAGAAGCCCAGGCCCTCGAAGTAGATTTCAAAGGACCCATTTTCATCTGACGCGACGGTCTCTGTGAACCAGTCCTGCCAACCTGATACACCCCAACGCTCGAACTCAAGGCGAACCACCACGTCCTCAGGGAACCCGATGCCATACACCGTCCACGTATTGTAGCCCGAGACCCACGGCGGGTCACAGAAGAAAAGAACCGCCTCCCCGGGCTGCCCCTGCAGCCCCTGTGGGCCTTGTTCGCCAGGAATCCCCTGCGGTCCCTGTATGCCCTGTATCCCTTGTGGCCCCTGCCCACCAACCGGACCCCTGAACCCCGTATACTCTAAGGTGAGATAGGTAATGCCTACACTGGCCCCAATAAGTAGTAGGACGAGAAGCATGGAGAGAACAAAGAGGCGTGACATAATCCCCCCTTTCTTATGGGGGCATTTTACAAGATATGATCCGAGGTTGCAAAAACAACCCCGCCAGTTCCGAGGAACGGCGGGGAGCAGTTCTGGCCGGGTAGCCAAGGGACTCTCACCCTTGGACAACTCACAATAACGCGGTACGCCGCAGAAAGCACGGCTCCCATGCGAGTCTTACGGGTCTCCTAGTGTCTCTATTCCACCACTACCCGCCGATATTATACCACAAATCAAAAGCCGCCCTGGTGGACGACTTAAGGACTGTCCCTACACGTTGCAGGGCAGTTGGGTACATTATACCACACAAACCCCCCACGTCGTGGAAACTGCAACGCCTGCACTATATGTATGCCCTCAGCGTTGATTTTCTAGGCACACAACATGGCCCTTACCGGGCCGGCACGGAGAAAAACACCTGAAAGTGGGGCAAAGCCTTTGTTAACCTCTGCCCTTGAGCAGGAGTAGCTTCCTGGTCTTCTCTCGTTCCTCTTTCAGGTCCTCTTCCAGCCGAAGGACACGCTCGTATAGTGCTACGAGGTCCCTGTTCTTCTGCTTGAGTTCGGATGTCCGTACAATCTTAACGGGGTAACTCCATTTCTATTTCCCCCCCAGCAGGGCCTTGATTCCCGTCACGAAGGCACTTACCACCAACCCCGAGATAGCGCCGGCCCCCCACTTGATCATCCCCCACCTCTCTTCCTGCCGTATGTCCGTTTGCTTCAGCGTCTCTATCTCCTCCTGCTGCGCCTTCATGGTATCGTTGATATTATTCAGTGCCGCCTCCAGGCGGGCGATCATTCCTTGGCCGTTCGGGAACGCCGGGTCACCCAGCAGGTGACACATGCCGCGGTAGATGGCATCCATCTTATCCTCTTCCGGGTTGCCCTGCGGGTTCCCCTGGGGCATCATGGTTTGTCGCGCTCCCCGAAGATACGTTCCCAGACATCAGCCAGGATGGTCCATCTTGCGCTCTTGTTCACGCTTTGAATGGCATCGTTGATATCCTGGTCGTCGGCCTTGCCGTCGCATCGGACGTGATAGGGGTTCTTGCGCTTCTCACGCCTCAGTTCGGCTCCGTCCAGGTCTGCGCTTATCAC